CAACTCGCCGTGACACGCGTTCAGCGCGACGAAGCGGCCATTGACGAACTGCGCAAGGAAATCGAAAAGGCCGACGCGGAAGTGATCGCGATGGTGGACGAACTCAACAACATGCAGAAGGCAACCTAACCATGAGCGACATTCAATACATCAACGGCCTGATCGTGAAAGCGCCTAACGAACGCGCGCCGGAGTACGTGAAGGCGAAACTGTCCATCAAGCGTGCGGAGCTGATCGAGTGGCTGCAAGGTCAGCCTGGCGATTGGATTAACGCCGACGTGAAAGTGTCGCAGGGCGGCAAGTGGTATTGCGCCGTGGATACGTGGAAGCCGAACAGCGGCCAGTCCGACCGTCCTGCCCAGCGCCAGGAATCGAAGCGCGAGGCGAGCTATGGCAATGGCCCCGCGCCGGGTTTCGATGACGAGATCCCGTTTCATCCCATCCCGCGCCGGCAGTTGTGGTGATGGGTTTGGCCGTCACCCGCGACGGCATGGAGAACGAAATGAGCGACGAACCGAAATTGTGGGCGATGCACGTACCGGGGCCGGACGACGTGTTTGCGATGGCGAGTGAAGAAGCGGCGCACGCGGCCGTGGCCTAGCACAACAAGGCCGTGGCCGAAATGGGGCTTGCCGAGCGCTTTGGCATGACGCCAGAGCAGGTGAGCGCCCGCGTGATCGAGTGGCCGCACAGCGCAGAGTCGCACGCCGAATCACTGGCAAGCGGCGATCCGGATGTGATGGATACGACGAACGGTGGCGGCATTCCAGACAGCCTGTTCAACGCGCTGCACGGAACTGATGCATAACACTGGAGGTAAGCCGTGAGAACGAGCGCAGCGAGTGAGCATCGGCTTGACCGACGAGTTAGCCGCGACTGGTGGGCGATTGAGGTGGCGGGCTACGGCGGTTTTGCGTTTTACGGGACGGAAGACGAGGCCGAAGATATGCGCGTGCACAAAGCGCGGTGGGAGGGCGGCGTGGGCAGGAAGCGGAAGGCCGAACAGGACGACCCGATTGTGCTGAGGCAGATGGATTGGGTGAGACATGAAATTGAGTGCAAGTATCCGCGCAGCGGAGACAGAGAACGCGCAGAAACGGCTGCCGTTTTGACGGCTAACGATTAAGTTGAGCGGTGAGCGAAGCGAATCCGCTCGAACGCGGAGTTAGACGACAACCATGATAGGCGTGAGAGGTGGAGACTTGAGCAAGGCAAAAGCCCGGAGTGCTGTGCGTATCACGGTGCCCCGTAAGCAGGTTGGGGCGTATCCCCGGCCGAATCCGTTAAATGACCACGGAAATCCGCGTTGGTGGTCAGCCGGGACCTGTATGGGCGGTGCGGAGTCTGGTTTGCTTGAGTCTCCACCTTTGACGCCTAACGACTGAATTCAGCGGCGCCGATAGGCGTCCGCTGGAATGACTAGTTGGGCGTTTTGGCGACCGATTGGAGAATTGGAAATGCAAAACATACTGATGAAGTTTGACCCTGCGACCGGCGAAGAAAGGCCGTACCCGAGCCATGCGGCGCAATGGCGCGAATGGCACGGAGGAACGGCATGGCTTTTCGATCCTTGGACGGGGCGGCGCCGCGATGCGCGAGACGTAGGTGGCGACGTACACGGTCTGCTGATTGTGCCCGCCGGAACGCTCGGCATGGACATGGGCGGTGGTTGCTCGGAGAAAGACAATGTCGCGTGCGCTTGATGTGGTGACGCTGACCGGCGAGGAATACGACGACCTCATGGAATGCAAAGAGATGGTCGCCTCACTACTAGCCCAGTTGAGCGCCGCGAAAGACCGAATTGCCGAATTGGCGCCAGTTGCTGGAATGGACTTGCGGGAAACGATGCAGCGCATGCTGACACGCATGGAGGAAACAGACCGCTGGCCTGCGATATGCGACGAGGCGCGGGCCGTCCTGTCGCTGGCGAATGATGCCACCAGGGAGCCTGCCGCCTACCTGTGGGGCGGCTGCCTCTGGCGCACGGACGAAATGGGGCGCGGCAGACCTGGGGCAGTCGAACTGTATCGAGCGCAAACGCCGCTGACCGATGCCGACATTACCGCATTGCTTCCGATATGGCAGCAGGGATCATGGACGCTGCCAGACTACGGCAGATGGGTAGCGCGGGCCGTCGAGCGGGCGCACGGGATCAAGACATCGCACAACCTATGCCTATCCTGCGGGCACAGCATCGATGCCCACGACAGGCAATACGGCTGCGCAGAAGACGGGTGCGATTGTGAGACGCCCAACGCCGAGGATCACGCGCGGCGTAGCCGTCGCGTGGATTCTCTTGTTGGTCCTGACGGAGATTGACAATGGAACCGACGCGAGAAGTTTGCATCCACGGCCGTCACTTGGTCCGAGAGTATTACTGGGCCGGCGAATACCCGGTCTACCTTGACCAGCAACTGCAAGACGGCAAGACATTCGAGCAGGTCTGCCGTGAGGTCCGTGATACATCGCGAATGATGCCGCCCAACACCCAAGTTCAGCCGCGCCGCGAAGCGGCATCGGCTGCAACGCGTTGTTAGCCTGCATTGCATAGGAGATTGACGCCATTATTTTGGACACGAAGTATGACGAGGAAGTGAATGGGTATGTGGTTGGGCGGTATCAGTTGATTTGCTCGCTGCGGTACGACGGCAGAAAGCAAGGCTCGACGATTTACGCCGAGACGGAAGAGGAAGCGGTGCGCATTGCTGAGGACAGGAAGGCGGAAATTATTCGAGAGTGCGGCGCGGCTGCTTGTGACATTTTCCCGCTCGACGCATGGGAGCTTCGCGTTCATGCGGGCTAACACCGGAGATAAGCCGCGTAGCGAAGCTACGTCGGCTTGATTGACTAGTTATGCGGCAAAACAGGAGTACGAAATGCTCAGGAACAAAGTAGGCGGCATGGCGATGGTGACCCCGTGGCCGGAAGCGTCGGAGGCAATCAAGCGGCACGCCGGGACGGTTGTTGTGTGCGTTGAGCATGGCCCTTGTGGGCTTGGCGGTGACGCATGGACGACCTCTCCGACCCTGCGCTGCGAGCATGATCTTGTGATCGCTTGGGACGATCAGGACTTGCTGCCGCTTGGCGACAACCCCGATGAAGCCGAGGTCGCTCGCGGCGCGGTTGCCGCATAACACGTAATAGACCCCAAAAAGCGCGATATGCACCTTCGTGCTACGCGGCAGTTAATCGCTGCAAATGCATGTCCGCAAAGGCAATGCGCGGGGATTATCCGCAATAAACAAAATGGGAAAGACGACAAAGGGAAATCATGAAAACCGCTGACATGCTCCCCAAGCTCGAAGCGTGGAAAGCCGCCATGGTCGAGATGGACAGGCAGTACGACGCGCTTAACGCGCTGCTCGGCCTATCGCCGGATTCGCCCTTCCCGCGTGCGATTCAAGATTTGCAGGCGGTCGCCACCGAAGCCACGGCCGAAACCGTGGGCGACGCCGGCGGCTGGCTGTCCTACTACTGGCTGGAATGCAACATGGGCGCGGGCATGCTCAGCGGCCGGCACGGCAGCGCGACCATCGGTGGCAAGGAGTACCCGATCCGCACGCTCAAGCAACTGGCGCGGGTGATCGTGGCGGACAACAGGCGGGAGTCGGTGGAATCGTGAGCCTTTGCCTCACCCGCGCTGAGTTGGCCGAACTGACCCGCACGAAGCTCAAGGCGGGCCAGGCCGCGTTCCTGCGCTCGAATGGCATCCGGCACTATGTGGACGCCCACGGCTGGCCGGTGGTGACCCGGGCGGCAGTTGAAGGCGAGCAGGACACGGAGCAAGCTTCCACCTCCTGGAAGCCGAACAAGGCCGCTTGACGATGGGACGTCGCCCCGCTCGACCTGATGCCGTGCCGCGCCTGCGCGTGCGCAAGAAGCCATCCGGCACGATCTGCTACTACTACGACCACGGCGGCAAGCCACGGCGCGAGGAGCCTCTTGGCAGCGACTACGGGCTGGCCATCAAACGCTGGGCTGAGATCGAGCGCGCCGGAGCGGAGAAGGCGGCGGCCGTCATCACGTTCCGCTACGTGGCCGATCGCTACCGCGCCATCGTCATCCCGACGAAAGCGCCCCGCACGCAGCTCGACAACGCGAAGGAGTTGAAGCAGCTGATCGCGTTCTTCGATGATCCACCCTGCCCGCTGGAGGCCATCGAGCCGCAGCATGTGCGGCAATACCTCGCGTGGCGCAGCCCGAAGGCGAAAATCCGCGCGAACCGGGAAAAAGCACTCCTGTCGCACATATGGAACTGGGCGCGAGGCGAAGGCTACACCGCGCTGGCCAACCCCTGCGCCGGCATCAAGGGCAACAAGGAAGCCGGACGGGATGTGTACATCGAGGATGACGTGTTCGCGGCCGTCTGGCGGCTCGCCGGTGGTCCGTTGCGCGACGCGATGGACCTGGCCTACCTGACCGGCCAACGGGTGGCCGATACACTCCGAATGGATCAGCGCGACATGCGCGACGGGTTCCTGCACGTCAAGCAGGGCAAGACGGGCACAAAACGGCGCATCGAGGTCACGGGCGATCTGGCCGCATTGATCGAGCGTATCGCAACGCTTGCGATTCCGTCGAATCGTGGAAGGCCCGCGCACTTGAGGCCGAAGAAACGGCGGAGCGTTTGGTAGCAGCGATGAATGACCTTACCGGCCCGACATTCATGGGTGAGCCGGTCTTGCCGAAGCCTGCAAAGCACTGCGACCGTGGCCCGGATGACTGCGTTCAGTGCAGTGTGTTGGCCGGAACTTTCGCGGTGAAATCCGCCGCCCCGTCCGCGCCCGAGGGTGGGCATATTGACCGTGCGCGGTTTGAGAAAGCCCCTTGCTATCTGTGCGGCTACAACGGCCCCGGGTACTACCAGCCGGGAACACATTCGTGCGCAGCCAAGTACCACGCCACCCAGCCCGAGGAATGACGATGCCCATGAATGAAGAAGTGCGGAAGGCGCTTGATCGTGTGCAAATCATCTGCGACGAGTGGGCCGACATTCCCATAGCCGACTGGCACACGCTCAACAACGAACTAACCCGCCTTACCGAAATCGCCGATTCCGTCGATCCACTGGTCGTGCGGCTGGGTGAGGTGACGACGCGGCTTGAGGCGGCGGATGCGCTGCTGCGGGAAGTGTATGACCACGGCGAGAACATGGCGCTACACGAGAAAATCGCCGCCCACCTTTCGGAGAACACCCATGGCTGAGACGCTGGTGCACATCCATGCGCCGCTGCCGTGCAAACGGACTTGCCGGCGTGCTACTCACGGTCGCGATGTAGCTTTCATCCGCGATGGCGCGTTCAACGCCTTACACGCGTCGGCCGCGTTCTTGTTCGGCGCCACCCAGCATTTTTCCGCAACGCCATGGCAGTTGTGCGCCAGCAACTGGTCAGCCGTGCGCGGCGCCATGATGTCCGTCTTTGCCGGCACGATGGCATGCCAGCCGGCGCACGGGTCGCCGGATGGCCTACTCTGCCCAGTCTGACAGCCGGCCAGCAGCAGTATCAGGGGGAGCGTCACCAAGAGAGACACCGGGCGCCGCATCGGGTAGCCGCTCAACGGCAGCATCAGTTTCATGTCGTGACTCCAATTGTTTGGCCTTCGCCTTCGCCGCCTGCGCGGCCTCCTGTGCAGCTCGCGTCTTGCCCTGCTCCGCTGCCTTGCCCTTGGCCCTGCCGTACAGCACGGCGGCGCCAAGCGCGGCCAGGAGCGCGCCAATGGCGGCCAGCCAGCGAGTGAGCCAGCTCACAACAGGTTCCATGCGACGGCGGCCGCGATGTACACGCCGAGGACGACAAGACAGGCCCATACGATGCCACGCGCCGTGTTCAGATCGTCGTCCTTCATGCCGTCACCGCCTTCACCGCTGCCATGTAGTTGCCGCCCCAGCGGTCCCGATGCGGCTTGCCCGGGCGCCAGTTGCGCACGTAGTAATCCCACGCCCCCTGCTCGTCGCCGACGCCCGGTAGACGCAGTGGATCGGTCCACAGCAGCAGCCGCGCCAACCCGGCGGCCAGCTCGTCGTTCTCGGTCAGCGCCCAGTACACCGCCGCTTCCGTGGGGGGCACGTCGAACTGCTCGCACAACGTCCGGGCCCATCCTTCCGATGTGCGGTGTTTCAGCACGCCGCGCACGCCGCCACCCTTCTCGAATTGCCATAGGCCATGGGCTGGGCCCCCCACCTGCGCGCGCGTGCGGAAGCCCGATTCCTGTCCGCCGATCGCCAGCAGCATCACGGCAGCCGCGTCGGTGGACAGCGGACGTGGCAACAGGCGCAACGCCGGCATGACGACGGCGGACAGCACGCGTTCCGGGGTGGCGGGAAGATCGAGCATCACGCGCCCGCCTGATCGGTGTCGTCCGGCTTCGGCGATTGGTCGATCAGCCGCCCGTACACGCCGGCCGTTGCCGTGACCAACGTGATAACCGCCAGCCACCCGGCCGGCACCGCTGCGCGCCAGTCGGCCGGCAGGTTCAGCCAGATTCCCGGCAGCGCGCCAGTGATCGCCAGCGCGTGCACGGACAGCCAGCGCCACGCGCGTTTCCAGTTGGGCACCAATTCCGGCTTCTTCATCGCGTCCACCCCTTCGCTTTCGTGCTGCCGCCGTCCTCAAGCCGCCCCACGCGGCGGATGAGTTCGGCCTGATTGGTTTCGAGTTTCGTGATGCGCATGGACAGGCCCGGCACATCCGCGAGCTGTGTGTTCATTACCGCGAGCTGTGAATTCATCACCGCCAGTTGCGTCACGGTGTCTTGTTGCGCCTTGCTCTGCGCATCCATGCGGTCGGAGAACGTCGAGTAGATCCGGTAACCGCCAGCCACCAGTGCAGCGGCGCCCAGCCCAACCACCCATCGCTCGACAGGGCCAAGCCGGAAGGTCACATGCCCATCGCTGGCGCGTTCGGTTTCCACGGTCATGCACAAATCCAGATGGTGATTGCCAGCGCGATCACGGCCAGCAACGTCAGCACTTCGGCAACGCGGTTGATGTCGTCGTGGCGGCGGCGGGGGTTCATGCGCTAGCTCCAGGAAGATGCACCACCCAGCCGAAGGCTTCCGGCTGCGGTAGTTGTGCGATGGCAGCCAAGCCCTCGACGGCCACGCGCACGGAGTCGCGCAGAAGGTGTTGTTGCGGCGTCATGCTGACTCCAGCGCGTCGAGACGTGCCGCGAAGCCGCGGGCCAGGAACAGCAGCAGTTCGTCGTGCCTGAAGCTGTAGCGGTCACCTGCAGGCTGGTATTCCTGCACCACATCGTCGGTCTCGGGATCGCGCTGCTCCGGCGTCTCCGGCCACTCGTCGAAGCAGATGAACCCGTAACGGAACGGATCGAGGCTGTGATCCTGCATGATCTGGATCGCTCGCTGCACCGTCAGGCCGGCATGGTGGCGTGCGTTCCCAGCACCCTTGTCAGCGATACTGGCAAGCCACTGGTACGTGCCGATGGCGCGGGCAAGTTCGGCGGCGGCGGCAAGCTCCGCCGTTGTCAGCGGATCGACGGCGGTTTTCTCCCGCGCGTCGCTTGTGTTGATTACTCCGGTAGCAGCGTAGACCACTGACCATCGTTTGGATGACGAGCCCAGCGTCGCGGCGTTATCCGTACCGGGGTCAACTACGGTTGGCGTCACGCTCAACATCGTGGGCTGGCCCGATGCTGCGCTTGTGAGTCGCAGCCCATTACCTGTCGTCAGGCCGCGTATCTGTCCGCCCGTTGCGTTACTGCTATCCGTTTGCAAGAGGATGAAGCTTTCAGCACCACCGCTTCGGTTCAAAAAAACACCAGCCACTGGTCCAGCAACTTCAAATTGATAGTTTGCAGCAGGCGCACCAATACCCACCCGGCCACTTACTTCGTTGACGTACAGCGTCGTACCGAAATTGACGGTGCTGTCATCGTTGATGAAGACCAGATCGAGGTCGCCTGATGCGTTATGCGAGGAAAGCACCATACCGGTGTAGGGCGACGCAGCACCGCGCCTCGACTTAATGGAAGCCCCTCTTCCAGCGATGTCCGTCCCCACCTCATAACAGACGGCTGTCGTCCCGGCTGTGTTATTGCCGGGAAACGTGCCTATGCCGCCGCCGATGATGGTGTTTCCGACCGTCTTATTGCCACGGACAAACTGTGCCGCTGTGCCGGCCGTAATGGCTGGCTCTTTTGTGGCAAGCGCAGCCGCCTGCGCCGTGCTCACCGGCTTGTTCGCATCGCTGGTGTTGTCGACGTTGCCGAGGCCGACAGCCGCCTTGTTGAGCGTCTGCCACGACTTGTCGCCGCGCCAGTATTGGGTAGCGGTGCCGGCGGTGATCGCGGGTTCAGCATCCGTGATGCCATACCCGGCCAACGTCGTCGGCTTGCTGCCGATCTGTGCGAAGGTGTAATCGCCCGATGCGGGCGTGACGGACCCGGTGCGTCCATTGAAGCTGGTGACGCCTCCGGTGGGCACCAACAACTCCTGCCAGTTCGCCAGCGTCGAGGCTGGTTCTGCGGTCAGGATCAGCGACTGCGACAGGTCCGTGCGCACCGCGACGTCGCCCTGCTGGCAGTCGAGCGCCAGCATGGCGGCCTGAGTGTTAACCACGAATGTTTCGGTGATCGCCAGCGCCGGGAGTTGGCCAGAGTCGAGCTTGGCGTCAGCGCCAAGCGTGGCCACACCGTTGGCTGCGGCCTTCTCGCTGCTGTCGATCTTGAGCGCCAGCGCATCGAACACCGCATCGCCCGACGGGCTGTGATCCGTATCGCCATCGGTGATGCCGGAGACGACAACTGCGTCCTGCGCACGCTCATCGGTGAAATAGAGGTTGTCGCCTTCAGCAAGGTCCGTCGTCGTCGCGGCACTCGTCCCGCTGATGCGGCCCTTGGCGTCGCGCGTGATCTTGACCAGCGCCGCGCCGGTACCGCTATTGGCGAGGTCAGCAAGATCGAGCGTTACGTTGTCATCCGCGTCCATCGACGGGGCGAAGTTGTCGGAGAATGCCGCCCATCCTTTCGTTGCTCCATCGGGCGAGCCGTAGAAACTCACGCCGGGCACGGTATCCACGTCGCCATCGAGCGAGATAAAGCGATTCTGCGAGAGGTCGCCGCCGCCTTGGATAGACCCCAGCCCGGTTATCGTGATGGACTTGTCGGCCTTGGCGTCGATCTGCCCGGAAATATCGGGGATGCCTTCGCCTGAGTCCGGATCACCGCCAAGCGCCGCGATCACTAGCGCGAGGTTCTTCACCAGCTTGCTGATCGTGTTGATCTGGCCCTGCAGGTTCGAAACCAGCGCGTTGAAGAAGGTGTAGAAAGCGCGTGTCGGCCGGCCGGTCTGGTCAACCAGTGGGGCTCCGGACTTGGGAAGGATGCTGTTGTCGGCCATTAGCTGGCCTTCGTGCCAATCGCCAGCCAGCCAAACGTGAAGCTGCTGGTGATGTTGCTGCGGCTGTAGTTGTCCGCGCTGGTGCCGCCCGTGGCGGTGCTGAAGCCAGCCATGAAACTGCCGGTGTTGATCGTCAGGGCACTGGCACGGACATAGATGCCGTAGGGTGTGGGGCCTGACCCGTTGGGCTGGATGAATACCCGTGGCGCGCTCGCGTAGGCAGTCGGAAAGCTGACGGACTTGGAGGTAGTCTTGCCGCCGGAAGATGGCGCGGTATCGGTGCCGAACTGCACCAGTTGAGTGCCGACGGTGATGCTGTTGCTCGTGGAGGATGCGCCGGCAATCGCCGCCCACGACGCATCCGTTCCATCCGTCGTGAGGAATTGCCCGGCATGGCCAGATTGCGCCGGCAACTGCGATGCCGGGTCATCCCAATAGGGCGTGGCGCCATCCGTCACCAACAACTTTCCGGCCTGCCCGGAAACGGCCGGCACCTGCAGCACCGGTTTCCAGATCAGACTTTCCCCGTCGGTGCTGAGGAAATAGCCCTCGCTGCCGGCCAACGTCGGCAAATCAGCCGGCCCCCTTACATCATCGCGCGTCCATATCGTGGCGCCAGCAGCATCCTTCAGCACCACGCGATACACGCCGTCCATCCAGATATCGGCGTTCGCTCGGCCACTGGCGTCCAGAATCACCGGGTTGGTATTCTCGGCAGACAGGCCGGGATCGGCGTATGTTGGGCGCAAGGCGCTCGTGCCGGTGTCGTAGAAGTACAGGTTCCCGCCCGCCAGCACCTTGCCGTCGAACGTGAAGAACTGCGGGGCGGGGTTGATGAGCCGGAAAGCCATGCCGAACTTTTAGGGTTCGGGATGGTGGATGTCATCCCACAATGGGGGAGTTATGCGATTTTCATCATGGATCGTTCTGGTTGCCGCATTGCTTTCGCCTTTCCCTGCGATAGCAGCCACGGCCACGTGGACGGGTCGGCAGGAAATGGTTCAAACGGTAACGTTTAAGATGGCGTGGCGGTGCGAGTACAACTACAACGGGCAGATGATTTATCAGATCTTCGAAACGTCGTGCCCGTCGAGCATTGAGGTTCAGTGAAAATCGCCGCTCCATCGAAGGATGAGCTATCGCGATGGCTGACGGGCGGACTCGTCGTTGGCGCGGGTGCGGTCGTTAAATACTGGCGCGACGATCAGTTCTGGTTATTGGCGCTGACCATTGAATGCGGCGTTATTGCCGTTGTTGTCCTGTACCTGACCATTCGTGCCACCATCCGCGCCGTTTTTGCCGGCCGCCAAGGCCGCAAGATAGCCGGCCAGTGACGCCGCCTGCCGGCTCTGTGGCGGGAGCCGACTCAACTCCACCAGCGCGCGCCGGCCATCAGCGTTCAGCATCACGTTCGCCATCTTGCGCAAGCCGATCACCTGCGAACCCACGCTGGCCGCCGTCTTGACGCCGAAACCTCGCAGCAGGTTCAGCATTTCGGATGCCGGTGCGGTTCCGCTGTAATTGGCGCCGAATTTGTCCCCAAGCCTTCGCATGGCTTTGAACGCATCGTCGATCTGCGCGTATTCCTTCGGCGTGAACAAGGCCCGCAGTTGCGCCACCTTCGCCGGCTTGCCGCCGCCCATCGCTGAGACGAACTTAGCAGCGTTCAACGGCAGCACATTGGCCCCCATGCTCGCGGGCGCTGCCTGTGCCTCGTCCAGCGCGTTCTGCACCAGAAGGCGCTTGTAGTCCTGCCACACTTCCGGCGCTTGGCGCTGCATGACGTTGCCCACCATCTTCAACTCGCTGGGGGCCATGCCGCCAAGCGTAGAAATCACCTTTTCTGGCGGGAGCTTGTTCACGGTCATGAAGTCGCCAACGTTGACATGATCGCCCACCAGTCGGCGCAGCGGCGAGGCTTCGGTGGCATCCAGCAACTGCGAATAGTTCCGATAGTTCTCATTGGCCTTGCGCCACATGTCGGCAATGCCGCCGCGCTCTATCATGGCGCCATCCGTCTGCGTCATCAGGCCAGGGCCAAAGCGTGCACCGCCATCCAATGCCGCCGCGCTGGTTTCGATGTCGTCCGTCATGGCGCCATACAGACGCTTGGCGATGCGCGCCTGCTCGCTGGTTTTCACGTCCTTGAAGATGTCGGCACTTCCCGATGCTGCGCGCCCATAGGCTGACCGCGCCTTCTGCGCCGAACTGAGCGTGTAGGCTGGCTTCTTGGCGATGTCGTCCAGCATGCCCTGCAGCTGTGACCGGATGCTGGCCGCCGCCTGCCCGGGGACGTCCGCGTATTCCCCCAGAATGCTGTTGATGGTGTCGGCAGTCTTGGTGTAACGCACCACCGGCGTTCCGCCCAATGCCTTGTCTATCGCCCCATACTGTCGCGCAGCAGTGGCTTCACGATTGGCAGCGATGGACTTGACCACATTGCGCACGGTGTCCTGCACGCGCTGGCCGACGCCCTCGGAAGAAACCTCGTTGGGCGATAACTTGTTCATCGTTCGGCGGATGTAATCGGCGGCAGCTTCTGCCGTCCGCTTGTCTGCCTCGAACGCCTTGTCCGCCGAAAAGAACGATTGGCGGGAGAGGTTTTCAAGCCCGGTCTGCATCTTCGCGCCGGACACCTGCCCCGGCGTGAACGGGATGCCAGTGCGCTGCGCCAGTTGCTCGCTTTCCTGCGCGAAGGGCTGCGCATTCGCCTTTTTGGTGAACACATTGGCGGCACGCTGCACGATGTTGGCCGGGACAAGGTTTTCAGCGGCTCGCATGATGCCGCGCCCGGCAACAGGAACAGCACCGCCGCCTGCCGCTCCAAGACCGAATTGCTTCGCCTTCTGCCCTGCGAATCCCTCGCCGCCCTGCGTCGGATCGCTGACCGTCGCGGTAGCCCCGCCTGCCAATGCCCCGCGCAAAGCGGCAGCGCCAAGCGTTGCGCCCCGCGCCGGTACGGCCATAGCGCCAAGCGGGGCCGTGAGAGCGATGTTCCCGGTCACGCTGCCAGCTTTCGCTGCAAACGTCTTGCCCACCCCGCCTTGGTACAGCCTTTCCTCGTCAGCCACGCGCGACTCGAATGCCGGCGTGCTTTCGTTGCCAGTGAAGGCGTCAAGTTCAGGACTTGTCGGCACAAGGTGACGATTGATCTGCTCTGCCGCCTGCCCTACGCGCGTCATGCCGTGGCCCACGCCAATCATGAAGCGGTCGAACGCGGACTCGCCGCCCGATTGATCCGCCGGTGCCGGAGTCGCCGCTGTCTGCCCCTGAACCTGTGAGAGTTTCAGCGTCTGCGGCTGAGCGGCCAGTTCAGAGAGTTTCGGCATTACAGCGGCTCCACGTCGGGATCGTTCATATCGCCGCCGGTCACGCGGTACTGCTTGCCATTGACCTCGATGATCTGGCCGATGCGATACTTTCCACCTTGGTCTGCAGTAGGACCACCTGCTGGTACAACCTGTTGATCGGAGCTGGCCCGCTGCAGGGCGTGGCGGATCAATTGAGCGTTCACTTCGTCCGGTTTATCTGGTCCCCAAATGGACTTTGATGCGACCTCAAAGTCCGCATTAGCCACCGGTCCCGTGGGGTTGTTCATGCGGGCCATCTTGCCGGCCGCAGAATTGTGGTACGCCATAAGATCCGCGTTCGCTACCAGATCAAGGCCTGGCACTCGACCCATTACCGGGCCGCTGCTCCACCGAGATCCCTGTGCAACCAGTCCTGCCACTTGATCCGGCGTCATGGCACGCAACTCTTCCTCCGTCTTCCCGGTAGCTGCGGCAGCATACGCATAGGCATCGTCGGCGAGCCCCTTGGTGTACAGGCTCATTTTGATCTGTTCGTCGCTTTTCTTTGCCGCTGAGCCTTTCGGAATGGGTGCCGCACCCTCTACCACGCGCCGCTCCCCGGTGTTGCTGTACTGCACCCGGATCGGCTTGCCATCGGGGCCAGCTTCATCGACGGGCTGGCTCCACGTCTCGTTCTGCGGCTTCGGGCCTGCGGGCGTACCCACCCCGAACTGCGCTGGCACAACGGCCTGCGTCGTCTGTAGCTGATTGCCGCCTTGCACCGGCTGCCCTGGAACTTGCGGCTGCGCGCCGATCTGCTGGGCCTGCTGCTGCAACCACGCTTCAACCTGGTCCTGCGGCGCACCCATCTGGATGGCGGCGTTCGCCTGATCGATGAAGGGTTGCATGGGGTCGCTGGCAGGCTGCGTGCCGCCGACAGCGGGGCGCAGTTGCCCAATGTTCGGATCGAATGCCGCCGCCGCTGACCCCTGGCCCATCGGGGCTTTCTGATATTGCAGCGGATAAGGCACTCGCGCCATGGTTTCACCCGTGGCCGAGTTGATGAGGCTGCCATTGATGACGACGCCCCTTGCTTCCGGTATGCCGCCGGTCTGCGCAAGGATTTCGTACATCTTCGGCAGTTGCGACTGATCAAGCCCCGGAAACGGCTTGCCGGTCAACTGGGTGAGATACGGGCCTAGCGCATTGCTGGCGCCCTGGATTCGTGCCGGGTCGCCAGACTTCAATGCATCGATGCCGAACATCGCCGCGCCGCGCAACTTTTTCAGGCGCGACTCTTGTTCGCTTTGCGCCGTCACATCCTGCGCGTGCAGTTGATTGGCTAGCGCAAAGCCCGCGTCCGGGTCAGCGCCGATAGCCTGCCCGATAAGCGCATTGCGCTGATCTGGGGCGGCCGTGTACGCCTGCTGCGCAAGGCTCGCCAGATGGTTGCGCGTGCCCTGCTGACGCCCCAGCTCGCCCTGCTGCTGGATGTAGTCGGCCACGTCCAGAACGTTCGTTGGTGCGAGAGAACCCACCATCAGCCTGCTCCCGGTTTGCTGCCCAGGTACCAGCCCGAACCCCCGCCGTTGCGGGCGCTGTTGTTCTGATACCAGTTGTTGAATGCCCCGCCGATGGCGCCTGCCATTTGCGAGTTGGCATTGGCCGACTGCTGATAGGACGTCGCCATGTTGTTGGCGTTGTTGATGCCTATGTTGCCGACATTCGTGGCGTAGCTCTGGCCCAGATTGGCGAGATTATTGCTCGCCGTCTGGCCGGTGCCGGCGATGGCGGATAGACGGTTCAGATAGTTGCCCAGGTTCTGCGTTGCCATGCCTTCGGCGTATTTCGTCAAGTCCTGGCCGTAGCCACCCGAATAGAGCCGGCCACGAGCTGCGGCGCTGCGGTCAAGGGCGTTAATGCCCTGTCCCAGCGCGTACTGGTAATCGGGCGAGTCGAAGAAGCTGCTATAGTCATTCCCGCCGGAAACCGGTGTAGATGTGGCGGCGGCGAGTGCATTGCCCGCTCCGGTATAGGGCCGGGCTACCTCATACCCCACGTTGCCTACGCCGTTGGACGGCGCAGAGGCGGAAGGCGTGGCGGCGGGTGCTGACGTGCCCAGACCGTAGATGCTCGCCAATCGGTTCAGCGCCGCCTCGCCCGTATTGAGCCACGGCAGCATGTCCTCGCGGCTCTGATCGTACTGGCGGGCCTGTTCCTGCGTGGCGGCATCGGCGGCACGCTGCGAGGCGTTGGCGGCGCCTTTGGCGGCCTTGCTCTGCTGGTTGGCCGAATACATGGCTCCGCCAGCGGCGATAGCGGCGGCGGCAACTCCCCATGGCATGTCAGTTCTCCTCGCTCATCACGTTGCGGCGAATCTCGATCATTTGAAGCGCCACATCCCGGCATTCCTCAAGGGTCAATACACGGTGGTCTTTCGTGCCGGCGCCGGGGTGGAATTGCAGCGACGTCACCGATGCGAAATAGACATCGAAGGCGGTTCTCTCGTCGTCTTTGACCATGGTCAACTGCCTTTGATGCAGATAATCAACGTCATGCGGTCGCTGTCGCTGTCGTTCGTGACCCAATGACGGCGTGAGTTGTCGAAGGCGTACAGGTCACCGGGCATAGCTGAAAGCGTCGCGTCATCGAAGCAAAACGCCTGCTTCTCGTTGCCCATGAGCTGCACGGCAAACTTCGCGTAATAGCCCGCATGCCAGCCTTGGTCGATATGAGGTTCGACGCGCCCACCGGGCGGAATCTTGGTGATCAACACGCCCCCAAGGTGCTCGCCCTCAACCACGCGCATCACGTCGAAAACGAGGTTGCGTACAGCGGGGAGCTTCCATGCCACCGGATACCAAACGGATTGGTGGGGGCCGTTGAATGCCTCCTGATCGCCATTGAAGTTGGCCCAATCGTTGTACCGTACCCAAATGTCGGAAACGCCACCGTGCGGCGTGCCATAGGCTTCGGTGCGCATGGTGTGCTGGTTCCATGCGTCCGGGTTGTCCGCGAGTTGTTCCAGTGCGGCGGATACGTCGAAGCGCACGCCAAGCGGGAAAATTGGCGGATGCGATGGGACAGCAATGGCATTCATGCCGCCTCCATCTGCACCGACGCCGAGATCAAGTCCCGCTTCACGTTCGAAGACACCATGATTTCGAATACCCGATTTCGGAAGCTGCCAAGGCGCAGAAAACGGATGCGTTTTCCGTACTGGTGTACGTCGCCGAGCATCTTCTTGCGGTAATTGGTGTATGTCTTCCCACCGTCATCCGAATAGCGCAGCCACACGGATTGATCGCCGTCCAGCGTTTCGAAGCCCGTATCCATTAGCAATTCGAGGCACGCCATCACGACGCGGTTGCCGCCGTCATGGGCGTAGGGCGTGCGACGCATTGCCACCAGTGGCTGCCCGTCTTCGGTGAAATTCGACCAATCCAGCGCGTACAGCTTGCCGTTGAAGGCGTCGCCGCCGATCCATTTGCCGTTCCAGAACACGAGGTGTTGCACGCGCCAGACGTCCAGCTCGTAGCTGGCGCGGCGGTGCCATAGCTGCGTGGCGGCGTCATAGCCCCACGTCTTGCCATCGGGGAACGTCAGGTAATAGACCTTGTGGCCACGATCAGACCACGCCATGCCAATGGCATTTGCCCAGTCGCACTCTGCAATGCCCTGCTCCACTGCATGGGTGGACACGCGTATTGGCGTATAGCCGTCGGCCCGGTAAACGATGCCGTCATTGCCAAGCCAGAAAATGGTGTTATCCAGGATGACCGGCGAGAATCGGGCCGCACAGCCCTGCTCGATGACCGTTCCGGACTGGCGTTCGAACGTCGCATTCTCGGCGGCGGTGTTTACGAAAATCTCCACGGTGCGCTCGCCGAACATCCACACTTCGGAATGGTTCACCACCTGCGACACCAGCCGGTCAGGCGAAGATTCCGCCTCGTATTCGTCGGTAGACAGGTAGGACAGCGCATTGGCCAGATCCGAGTGGAACCAGAACTTGCGCAGCGGCTCGATGTGCGTGACGTAGGAGTTTATGAAATCGGTGACGATCGACCCCTTGAAATCCGGATCGGTGATCTCGGTGAGCGCATGGCTGGCGGTGTTGTAGACGAACCCCTGCGGCCCGTTGACGATCACCAGTTGATAGCCGTTGTCCTGCTGGTTGTGCGTCATCGACACGCGATCCGTGCCGGTGATCGTGCCGCGACTTACTTTCGTGCCATCGGCGGCCACTTCATATAGCGTGGGGCCGGCGACGACGAACAGCATGCCCTCGACATTGCGCACGCCACGGATCGCATCCTCTCCTGTATCAGCAAACAGGGTCAGGCCCGGCACGCCGCGAAGAATGCCCGCTGATCGCGCTTGCGTGTTCTCGGCGAACTCCGGCAGGTAATTGACGCATTCCTGCTGGTCATAGGGCCGCGTTTCGTCCGTGTAGGCACCACCGACAACGGGAACGGGCTGCAGGCGGCCCATTACCGCACGCTATCCGTGTAGAGGTTCCAGCCGTAGCCTCGCCCGGCGCCACACGGTGCGTCATTAGCCAACGACAGCGGCATCTCCACCAACCGGTCACGCTGCAAGGCGCGCAGCCCCTCATCCGCGTAGGCAATCACGGCTGCACTGGGATTGATCTGGTATTCCGGCGCAAGACGAAGGGCGAGGTTGTAGGCAATCGCCTCGTCCGCCTCGGGCGGGCTAGGCATTGTGTCTGACGGGTTGGCCACGTCGTTCCAGCCCATCGCCATGCCATTGGCTTCCCAGCGCCGGCACATGGCGTTCAGCGCAAGGATCGCCGTCTCGCTGTCTTCAGCGTCCAGCGCCTCGTTGGCATCCACGGCGCCAAGCAAACGCAAGGCGCGCGTAGTGATGGCAGAAACCGTACTCACTGCTCGTCCTTGGGCGGGCGGCCGCGACGCTTCGGCGCGTCTTTGTCGCCGTCATCGTCCTTGGCATCCGGCGAATCGCGCCAACCCTTGGGCAGATCATCGGAATCGAAAATGGCCGACTCAAGGCCGGCCTCGGTGTTGCGGTACATCCAAGTGGGTACGCCCATGACGCCCTCCAAAAAAGGGGCGGGGAGGCCACTGCCAGCACTCCCCGCCGATGGGTTAGGCCGCCTTCACCAAGCCCAGCGCAACGAGGGCTGCGATGATGCTGGCCGCGTCGGCGGTAGGCTTGTCCGGCTGGTTCACCGGCTCAGTACCAAAAAAACCCACCTTGCTGTCGGCGCTGATGCCGACGACGGTGCCTTCGTCGGTGCCGGGAGCCGCGCCCCACTTGCTGGGGGTCTGATCCACTGCGAGATTGCTCATGTCGTCTCTCCTCAGAGGCCGGTGACGGTGGCGGGGACGCGCACGGCCAATTCGGGGCGAAGCACGCCCGCGCCGTACACGATGTCGAAGCGGCTGATGAACATGTCGTTCACCATGTCGTAGCCGTTCTGGAACCGCAGCGTGATGCCCTTGTACGTGCGGCTCGCGCTGTCCACGCCATAACCCTTGGGCGGGTTCGGCAGGTCAGCCGTCACGAAGTAGAAGGCGTCCTTCACGAACGCCACGTTCTGCGCGTAGTTCGTGCTGCTGGTGCCCTTGACGGTGATGGCCGCATTGTCAGCTGGGGCGGCCGAAACGTTCTGCTCGGTGCCACTGGCGATGATCGCCGGGGTGATCTGCAACGTGGTCGTGGTGGACGCTACGGCGGACGTCACGGTGAACTGCTTCAGCCCCGCCAACACCTGCTTGGTCTGCGGGTGCACGTCGTAGACACCAGCGATGGTGAAGGTGTCGCCGATGTTCAACGAGCCCGTGCCGGTATCGACCGTCAGCGTGCTGCCAGTCTGGTTGGCGCCATTGACCAGGTAGCCGGCAGCCGTGCCGCGCGACACATAACTGGTCAGGTTGGACGAGAACCAGTCGAAGCCCAGGGTGTCGGTGTACATGGCACCCTTGCGGTACTGACGATCCACCTTGCTCTGCGAGTTGAAGTAACCCGACAGCGCATTCACCATGTCCACCTGCGAGTAGGTGTTAACCATGAAGTTGCGGTCGCGCTTGGTCGCCAGCTGGCTGTCCAGGTAGGCTCCGGCCTGCAGGATGGTCTTGGGGTCGTCCAACGCGCCGTAGTCGCCCACGGTCGCCGGCACCAGTGGCACCACCCGATTGATCACGTCCGCTTCCACGGCGGTGATCAGGTCGGGGATCTTGGTATCGATGAACTGTTCCTGGTAGTCATCGATCTGCATCGCCAGCTCGGCGCTGGTCGCTCCGGTATCGACGCCCTTGTAGGAGTCGATCTTGACTGGGATGACCTTGTCCACCTGCGGCTGGATATCCATGATCCGGCCGTCGCGAATCTTCGCCCGCTGGGGCACGCGAACGGACACGGTATCGCCGACTTTCGCGCCGCCGCGATAGCCGAACTGGTCGTCGTACTGGGTGTTGATGAGGGACAGGAACGACGGGGTTTCCGTCAGCACCGCGAGGGCGCGATCCACGATCTTCTGCGTGGTGAGAAGCTGATTGCCAGCCATTGAATGAATCTCCGCAAGGGTTGCCCGCTCAGCGGCGGGCCTTTTCCCTCACGGCGGCAATGTGGTCTGCCATGTCTTCCATCGTTTTCACGCCGGGAGCCGCAGCGGACACACGATTCGCCACCGGAGGGGCGCGTGTGATCTGTGCGGGTTGACTCGGGGTCTTCGGAGCGATCAGGCGATCTTCCAGGCGCGCCAGTGCGGCACCGGCCGCGTAAGGTGGCATCTGGGCGATCGTCGCCGCCTCGTCAGGGTGTTGCCCCAGGTGATACGCCAGTGCAGGACCGTTTTCGGAAGCCTTGATGACCTCGGCCATCGTCTCGGAAATGGGTAATGCCTGATTGCCGAACACCACGTCGTAGAAATCGTCGTGATCGTTGGCAAAGGCATCGGCCCGCTTCTTGAATTCGGCCTCGGTTTCCTGCTGCTTGCGTTGCGCGTCAGCTTTCGTGCGCTCTTCTTCGGTCTTGCGGAAGATTTCCTGCGCCTTGCGCTCGGCAAGGGCGGCGAGGAACTTTTCCTGATCGAAGTCGAACGCTTCGAGCGTCAGCGGAGAATCGGCACCTTGGGTCGGTTGATGCGTCGCGTTCTGCTGGCCAGTGAGCGCGAGGAGTTGGGCTTTCAGGGCCTCTTTCTCGCGCCGTTCCTGCTCAGCTTCCCGCTTCGCCTCGTATTTTTCCCGTGTCAACTCGCCGATGCGGTTGTGCACTCCGGGCTTTTTCCTGGGCTTCGCCTTGGCGTCGGAATCCGGCTCACCGCCTTCATCGTGGCCCTCGTCGCTTCCCTCTTCATGCCCGGCGTCACCCGCCGCATCATCTACAGAGGCTGCCGCTTCCTCTCGCTCGGTCGGCTCATCCGACACGGTTTCGGCCACACGCGCATCGTCCGATGCGAAGTTCTTTTCGATTGCTTCAATTGCTTCAGCGCCCATTGGCGAGTAGTTCCATGCCCAAGGAAACGCCTTGGTTCGTGGACATGACTCTGCGCAGCGGTCAAGGGCATGTCATCCCACGTTGCCCATGGGCACGCCGACAGCGGCCGGCGGGGCGAACATCGACTGTCCGGGCATCCGTGGAATGCCTTGCATGACGGATGCGGCCAGCGCGTGGCGCACGCCTTGTTCTTCCGTCATGCGCTGGTTTTCCAACATCGTCTGCTGCGCTTCGGCCCCGTACTTCGCGGCCTGCGCTTTGGATTTCTCCGCGTCCGCCACGTCCTTCGGGTTCGGCTGCGGTGGTTGCGGTGGCGTGTCGCCTTCGCCTGGTTCAAGCAACCCGGAGTTGACCGCCAATCGGCGCGCGCCCTCCAGGATGTCATCGACACCCGGAAGGTCCATGTTCTTGATCGCGAGATAAAACGCCAGAGGTTGCAGCGGGCCACCGGCCTGTACCAACTGCATCATCGCGTCCAGCGTCTCCATGCGCGACGTGGCAAAGCTCGGCCCGGTCGTCACGGTGACGTCATAGCGGCCCTGCGAAAGGTCGTTGACCTTCACCCACTGCCCCGTGGCCTGATCGAAAACGGGCTTGTTGATGCGGATGTAATCCTCGCTGCCATCGTCGCCGAGAATGCGGATTTGGCGATCGGTGTCGTAAATGTGCGGGATCAGATCGTTGATGATCTCGCCGGTGTACTGGATCGCGCGGGCGATGTTGTCCGAGTAATCGAAGGTCGTGGTGTCGGTCTGCCGCTGACGACTCTGGATCGCCCGGCCGCTGGTTTCGTTGCCCTGTGCGCCCAGGCTCGCGTCATACACGCCAGTGGTCGCCTTGATGTCGTCGGCATCCATGGAACTGGCATTCGCCATCGCTGCAGGGAATTGCGGCGGAGCGTCGCGCGTGGGGGCGGTGCTGGCCGCCTGCGGGTCGGGGTTGTAGGGCAGGCCAAGGGGGTTGTCGCGCCCCTGCCGCTGCCATATCGACTCGTAACCCTCGATCTGCTTTGCGGTGTACAACCACGGCGCGCGTGGCTGGTTGGCGATGATCTCGACGAGGTTCGAGCGGTTGTAGTTGTAGAGCGTCTGGGCGTCGCGCGCCATGCGCGTCATGCCGTACCACTCATCCTTGCCCTCGACGTTAACGATGTCGCCCCACACTGGCACGATGGGGATGAACTTGCCTGCCCAGTCGGTCGGGCCTTCCAGCACCTCGGCGCCGGAAATCACTTCCATGCGGATTTTGGTCGTACTGACCTCGCGGCTCTGCACCACGGTGACCGGTGGCGACACAGGCTGCCCGGTTTGCGGGTCGATGGGCGGATTCGCCGCATCATCCGCCAGCGCGTCCCATTCGTCGGCATCGACCACGCGGCCATCGGATAGTTGATGGATCGTTTTCTTCGCCGTTTCCTTGTACCAATATTCCGCGATGCGGACGAAATCCTCGCCGAACCAGTCGCCGAAGCGGTCGCCATCGCGGCCCGGTCCATCAAAGCTCTTCAGCTCCTTGCCGGGGTATTTCGCCTTGAAATCCGCCTTGCTCAGGCGGCTCTCGATGAAAGCGAAACGCGCATCGCGGCGATCCAGTTCGCGCGCCGCAGGGTCGAACCACACCGACAGTGGGTTCTGGATGCGCTTGATGCAGATATCCTGATCGAAGGATCCCTCATCAGCGTATTCGGTGGCGATCGTCCAGCAACCAAAGCCGCAGGTGATCGCGTACATCGCGCCCCAGTCGTAAGCCTCGTCGGCTTTCGAGCGTGACTCCACATTGCGGATCAACCCCTGACGAATGTCCGCCAGTTCCTTGTCGCCATCCTCGGTCGCGCGCACCTTGATCGATGGCGTGTTTTTGCGGTTGTCGTTGATGACCTGCTTGATCGTGGGCCGCAGCTTGTTGAACTCGTATTTCGGCCGGTTGCCGCGATATTCGCCGAGATGGCCGTCCCATTGGTGGCCGGCGATCATTACGAACTTGAGGTCATCCAGCCACGCGCGGCGCAGCTCGCTTTCAGCGTCCTGGCACGACGCGAAGCGCTTGCGGATACCCGCCATGCGCGTCTCGGTATTGACCGGCTCCGTCGAATCGGTCTTGTCGTACTCGGCCATGCGTGGACTCGCGAGAGGATCGCGACGGACTGTTGCAGTCCGGCCCAAAGCATGTCATCCCACGCGCTAAGCGAACTCGGAGAGGAACGTCAGCGGTTTGCGGCTGGCAGTGTCTGGCCAGGTAAGCGGCAAATCAGGCTCAGCAATGCGCGCCAGCCCGTCCAGCATGTCATCATGAAGGGACACCGGGAACGGCTTGTATTCCTGCTGGACGAAGGTATTCACCAGGTCCTCCACCGTGCCCTCGTAGTTCGTGCGGTGAAGGGTTTCGGGCAGATAGACCTTGCCTTGCTCGAACAGCGGGATCAGGCGCTTGATGCGGTCCGGTTTCGGCGTCTGACCGGCCACTTCGGAGACGTCGAACCGATAATTCTCCGACTCTTGCAACGTGCGGATGTATTCGATGTCCGCCATCATGCCGTAGCGCTCATAGCGCACTTCCTTCGGCTTCCACTTGCGGTGCAACTCCATCAGCAGCTTTCCGCGCTGCGTCAGGTTGAGGCGGTCGCGCACCATGTCCAGCACGTAGTAGTTGCCGTCAGCCGCCAGACCAACCACCCACATCGACGTGTAATCGTTGCTCTTTCGCTTGCCGCTGGCGGGATCGCACAAGAGATAGCGATTGGTACCCGGTGACGGGTCTTGCTTCCAGTAGCGCAGCCAGCCCTCGCGGAAACCCTGCGTCTCGTCGGCCTTGGGGTCCTGCAGCATCTGGCAGGCATACGTGTACGGCCCCATGTCGCGCCGCTTCTCGGCCAGCGCCTCGCGCGTCATCAGCACTGGCTCGCCCTCGACCGTGCCGTCTTCCGTCGCGGGGTAAAGCCGCGCCTCAGCTGTACCGCGATCAAGTACCGTCTTGTACGTGTCGTTGTAGTGGTAGCGCGTGCCAATGAAGCGCTTGCGTCCACCGTCCGTGCCCAGGTTGTAGCTAAGCTCAAGCGCCGCCGTCGTCTTGCTGATCATCTCCGGCGTAGTCACTGACTCGCGCGTCACAATGTCGTCATAGACCAACACGAAAAAGTGTTTGGACGTCGGCTGGCCATCGACCAAGCCCCACGCTTCCACCGTCGCCTCTTTCGGGTTGCTCCGGCGCTTAACGACGATACCGTCATCCTCTGACCACTTCGGCGCCTTGCGCGTGTCCTCCCAGAAGATGTCCGGGAACAACTCGCGCAGCTTGGCATTGCGCTCAAACTCGGTCTTGATCTGGCGCAGAAAGCCTTTCGCGATCGGCCGCGTGTGCGAGAAGATGCCCACCGTCACCTCGCGGCCACCCCACTCCGGCAGCGGGTCGTCGCCGTGGCTCGCGATGACGTCCTGGATCGTCTTGCCGAACGTGATGATCGTGGACTTGTAATGCTCTCGTGCCCACAGGTCGAGCATGCCATCCGGCCCGGCCTGCACTTCTGCGCAGCGAGCCTTGAGCCACGGCCTGTCGATGTCCTTGCGACCCAGCACGTCGGTCAAGAGGTAGAAAAGGTCCTCCCGCGCCCGCTTGCGCGCGTCGCGTCGATCACGCTTTTCCAGCAGCGCCACCAGCTCGCGCTTTTCGTCAGGGGTCATGGCGCCGTGATGGACGTCGGCCCGGCAGCCACGGCAGGCTCGCCATCGAACCATGTCGCGTCCTGCACCTGCACGCGGAATAGCTGCGTGTACACCTCTCCGTTGTCCAGCGTGGCAACGCACTTCACCCACGCGCAGCCCTGCAGCTGGGCGGTGATGTCCACCTCAGCCTCGCGCCCGGAGATGCGCGCATTCGCCATCACGACGGTGTAAGTCTGTTCGCAGCGCCACGTTACCGACGCAATCGACCGCGCAGCAGGAATGGCGCCGTTGAAGTTTGCGACAAGGCAGCGTTTCTCGCCACGCACAAGGCGCGATGCATGCACGCGGTCGCGCTGATAGCCGGAGACATAAGCACGGGTGACTCGTCCAAGCTCGGCACAAGCCACAACCGGCGGCGCAATCGTCACGTCCAACGCGTAGGGGTTGCTGCTCCTCTGGTCGTCGAGCCAAATAGATATATTTGATCCAGCCGGAACCGTGATCGTCATCGGTACACCGAGCGCTAGTGGATACGACGCATCAGCGTCGTCTGCGGTCACGCGTATCGATACATCGTCACCGCCGTTCCTCGTCGCGATGAAATCGAAAGGCTCGGTAGTTGGCGGCCCCAAGTAACGTAGCTGGGTATTATCTGCGTCAGCCAGGAATTCGTAAGCCGAGCCATTCCACTGCGGCGGCGGCGGCGGCAGCTCGGGCGACCCATGTCCGGGATACCAGCCCCACAGGCTCGGATCAGAAATCGGGTTACCTGCCACGGGCCATCTCCAATAGTTCGGGGCGCTGGCGCTGGATCACGCGCGCCGGGCTATCGCCGCGCAGACGATAGACATAGACGGCATCGGGCAGGTCAATCACTTCGCGAGCCTTGCGCTCCACATGCGTGCGCAGCGCCATGGCGTCGTATGCGGGCCAGCGGGAGAAGTCGTGTCCGTCCAGCAACGTGCGCCGGTAGACGGCCAGATGATGCCGCCGATCCGTCGCGCGAAAGTAGCCGTTCTGCAGCGTGGTTTCGCGCGTGTAGATCGCGTCGCTCCCAGCCTCCAGCGCCGGCATCAGGCAGGCAAAGGCATCCGGCAACACGTAGTCGTCATCGTCCACGAACGTCACGTAGGGATGCGAGCCCATCGCATAGCCAGCGGCGCGGGCCTTGCCGATGTGGCCAGGCACCCCATCGACGATATGGACTGCCACGGGGTAGCCCGCGCGATCAGCCGCCTCATGCACGCTATCAAGGCACTGCGCCACCCACTCGCGCGGCGTGTCGGGGCTGACGAGGATATGCACGTCAAGCATCACGCTTTGCCAGTAGCTCAGCGATGCGCGCATCCAGGTCTGTGTCGCTCACGGTGGCGAGTGGCGCGTCTTTGTCGCCAGCCAGCGTGACGCGGTCGCCGAATATCTGCGGCGCCTTGCGCTTTGCCTCTTCGAATCGCTGCCACGCCCGAAGTTTTCGGCTATCCGCCGGCTCGGAAGTGTTGTCAACGATGTCCCGCGTCTCATCGACGAGCGCGTAAGCTCCGCCAACCATGGCTTCGGCGTAACGCCGGCCGAATTCGGGGTTGTCTCGCTTCCAGTCGCACACAGTGCGACGTCGGATACGCGGGTCATCGCGCTCTAGCTGGGCCATCGTCTTCCCTGACCACAGCGTGTCGATGATCAGCTCTGCCAGCTCATCGCTGTACGTCGTCGGGGCTCCCATCGTATTAATCGTCCTCGCTCATGCGCGGCACGTTGCCGCCGCTTAGGTGGCATGTCATCCCACGAGACCGACAGCCCGCGACAGCTTGCGCGCGATCTGCTCTGGACGCTCCATCCGCGTGATCTGCCCGATGTAGTCCTCCGCGTACAGTGCTGCCCATACTTGCTCGATGCGGTAGCGCTGGCTCAGCGCGTAGACGTCGCCGTGCCGGAGATAGAGGCTGACGGGGGAGTGCGGCAATGCGCGGACGCGGCGGAAAAGGATGTCGGCCGCCTCGTCGATATCGTCGATGCTGCAGACCGGGATGGGGCTTGCCGGTTTGCCGCTCATGTCATCACCCCTTGTCGTTTCCGTTGTCGTGCTTCGCGCTTGAGCATCCGCCGCAGTTCCGCCGCTTTGCTCTGCATTGCCGCGATGAGCTTGTCCGCCTCGGCAAGCTCCAAAAACTTGTAGTCCGCGCCCATGAACACGGCGACGCGGGTGCCGATGATGCAGACCTCTGGCTTCAGCGGTGGCATGTGTCGCACCCCTTGATACGGCCATATGCAAAATTGGAATAAGCAGGCGCTTGACTGACGCGCGTTAGCTGATAATATCTACCCATGCCAGCCATTCCGGCGAGGCGCAAACAGGAGAGCGACATGAGCAACATGCAGATCTTGGTCGGCAAGCGGGTCAAATCCTCCAGGGCGGCCGACACACGTGACTCGCAGGCTCCGCGTGATCACACCATCGAGCGCGTATGGGCCAACAAAGACGACGGAAAATTCTATGCATGGAGCGCGAATGGAGCTGGCGGCGAACACCTCAGCGCTGCGAGTGAGAGCCAGTTGATCCGCCGCATCATGTCGTTGGCATGAAGCCCGACGCCTCCCGCCACGATCCAGCTGGCAAGCAAGCCGGCTGGTCGCGTGCAAACGAGCGCAAGCGCATCGCTGCCGGTGGCCGTAGGCTGCCCGGTGGCGTGCTGCCTGCCGACGCCGCTGACGCGCTGGCGACGCTGCAGGACGCAGGCTATGCGGCAAGCGCGACGGGCTGCATTGCGCGGGCATTGGTAGAGGCTGCGCGGCGGTAGTCATGACCCATCCCCCAGCAGCATCGAAACCGTCTGCAGCGCCCGCCCGCTCCGGATCATCGCCGGATCGCATCGGTACACCGTCCAGCCGAGCCGTTGCGCCGCCTCGTACTTGAGGAGGTCGGCGTGAAATCCGGTGCCCGTCGTGTGTCTGCCACCGGTCCATGCGCCGCCCTCAACTTCCACGGCCAGCTTTCGGCCCGGAATGGCAAAGTCAAAGCGCCAGTCCTTGAGTCCTGCTGCGACAAGACGCTGGCGGCAGCCTTTGCCCGTCCCGCCCGTGGCGTGGGCGGCGAAGCGGTGCTCACGCTCGAAAACATGGCCCGTGGCCTTGAGGTGCAGGGCTAGTGTTTCTTCGGCGGCGCTCATCGCCTCACCTCTTGCGATGGCAGGTAGTACAGCCAGACCGTGGACTTCCCCGGCTTCTGCAGCTCTTCGGGCACGTGGAACAAGCGGCGCCGTAGCTTCCCCGTGCGCACGAGATAATTCACGCAGCCGCTGACTTGGCGGGGCTCCATGCCGGTCTCCAGCACGATGTCGGCGATCATGCCGGGGCCTTCGCGGAACACGCCCAGGATTCGCTCAGGGATGCTCATTCCTCGCGCCCCACGAGACGCCAGCGCGATAGCGTGGCCTGATCGTCGGCTATGCTCGCAGCGGGAGGCTGGTGGGGTAGCGCCCAAGGTTGCGCGCGCGCGAAGATGGCGGGATTCGTGGTCATGCTTTGCGCTCCCCAATGGCCTGCCGTAGCCGCTCCCGCACCTTCGCCAGCAGCTCCGCCTCGGTGCCGAACTGCGCGATAAACGCCAGCCGGTCCCGATGGATGCTCGGCACCTTCGGATGCATCGTCCCCCGATGGTGCGCGTGGCATAGCGGTATCACGTCGCTGTCCGGCGCCCTCTGCCCTGCCCCGGCCCCGGTGCGCGGGTGATGAAGCTCTGGCGGCGTTCCGGGCGTCCCGGCGATCAGGCAGGCGATGCAGCCCAGCTCGGCAACGCGGGACATATGCGCTTTGGTCGCCTTGCTGCGGGATTTGCGCTTGCCGCTGGCGCGGATCGTCGTGGCCTTGAGCCCGGTCTTTCGCGGGGGCATGGGTGAACGGGTCATGCCGCCCTCCTTTGCTCGCCCCAAACAACGCCGTGCTCTGCGCCAAACGCATAGGCCAGTTCGATCAGCTCCGACATGTCGCCTATCGTCATGCGCGAGGTGCGCTGTCCGAGCATCACGAATCCGCCCTCGATGCCTTGCGCGACACGCTGCGTCTTGCGCAGGCCAGCCGACAGAATGTCCTTCCAATCCTCCGGCTCCAGGTGCTGCAACTTGCCATCCACCGGCCATTCGACCTGCCGCGCAATGTCAGTCAGAACGGCCCACATAAGCGCGTTCTGGTCTAGCGTGCGAGTCGGCTTCTTCTCGTCGATCCGAACGCGTACCGGCTTGTCGAATTGCAGCAACTCGCATGCAACCTTCCATGCGTAAGCCATGCGGTCGCGGGCGTTGCTGGCGTCAAGAAATATCGTGCGCGCTGTCACTTGTGATCCTCCATCGCATCGCAAAACGTCACGCATGCCCATGCAAGCCGCTGCTCCTTCGTCTTGCGCTTCATGCCGGCGATCTTGCGCAGCGTGTCGGCACATTCGCGCAGACCACGGATGTGGTGCACTAGCTCCGTCTGCATGAGCTTTCCGGTCGGGTCACCGGCTGCTATGCGGATATCGGCGAGCAGGGACAGTTCGGCCATCGTGGGGTCGCGGGAGTCGGGCGTGGTCATGCTTTACTCCCGGCATAAATAGCAACGTCAATCGACGTGCCGGCGAACTGGTTGGCGAACACTTCCGACCATTCGTAATCCAGCCCCGGAATCAAATCTTTGCCGCGCTGCGATGCGGGCAGGATGCAGACAACGCGGCCACCCGGCGCAAGTAGTGACACGGCAGCTTGCAGGTGGGCGAGCCAGCGGCCATCTGAATACGGCGGATTCATGCAGACGCGATCAAACAGGTTTCCTTCGCACATCGCCTGCGCGGCCCAGGCGATAAAGTCGGCCTGTTCGCACTGATAGCCCTTCGCCCGCAGAATCATGCAGTGCAATCCGCTGATTTCGACGCACTGCGTGAAGTCGGGCGGCAACAGCGAAGCAATGGCGCCCTGCCCGGCGCTCGGCTCAAGGAACGTGCAATCGCCAAGCTCGCCGGCGTCCAACATGTCCACTGCGACACGCGCCACGTTCTCCGGCGTCGGGTAATACTGGTGGCTTACCTTGTCCGGCACGCAGCCAGAGACATGAATCTCGCGCAGTACGTCGCGCGGGTCGTAATTGAAGCGCACCGTGATATCTGACTGCCGAACGCCGCCGATGCTTTCCAGTACGCGCAAAGCCTCCTTTCGTGCGGGCTTTATTTCGAACTCTTCGCAATAGCCAAGGCTCGCGTCATTCGTGCCGCGCACCATGCACCCGGACAGAATCGCCAGCACCGCGAATGGAAGCGGTCGCCCCATCATCGTGAATGTTTTGGCTTTCTTCGGTGGCTTCGTACGGAAGCTGGCCGGGATCACGCGTGGGTATAGATTCGCCAGAATGGCATTCAGGCGCCACGCCATTTCCGGGTGAACTTCCATGTGCACGGTGCCCTTGAGGTAGGCGCGCACGCGCAACGCCCCGCCATCCACCACATGCCATTCCCCGTGACGCTCCATGCACGCCCTGAGCATCGCGTCACTGGCGTTCCAATATGGCTCATCGCGTCCCATGAACTTTGCGATGATGCATCGAAGATCGTTCACAAGGCCGCATTTGCTGGAATTAGTGCCGCCCCACTCACTGAAAACATAGGACAGGATCATCCGCTTGCCGAACGCCATTGGGCTATTCGTCACGTGCTCGCCGGACAGGCCGCGAAAGATGCCATCGACACGCTCAGCAAGGAACTGCCCACGCGCGGCCATCAGCGCCTCCATCGTCGCGGACACGTTGTCTTCGGTGAACTCCGGCGTCTTCAGTTCGCGAATGGATTCGTTCCATTCGTCGCGGCGCTTCTGCGGCATCGCGTTGTATACGTCCGTCAGGTTCAATGTGCGCTGCCAGAAATCAGCATCCAGCGCCTTGAGTGCCGGGCCAACGCGGAACAACTGCCCCGCATCCGGGAAGCGGTGATCGTCGTTCGCGTTGCCGGTCTTGAAGTAACCCAGCGCCACGCCGTTCTCGTCGTCCATCAGCGATGCCAGCCGCTCAACCCTTGCACGCATCGCGTGGTACTGGCCGAACAGGCCGTCAATCAGGCCGTAGGGAGTCGGCGCGAAGAACTCGTCAGCCTCGACCAACTCACCCGCATGTGATTCCTTGAGGATTGCATTCACGCCGCCACCCTCCGCGCCAGTCGAAACCGATACGGCGTGCCCCGGTCCTTCCCGATCCGCACCACCTCGCCGCGATTGCGCATGCCGCGAAGGCAGGATTCGACGCCCATCCAGTTCACGCCGATGCGCTGCGAAATCTCGGATGCGGTCAGGTCGCCGGATGCGAGCGTGGTGGCGATCTTGGCGATCGTTTCGTGTTTGAGTTGGCTCATGCGTGCTTCCTCGCGCGCTTGGCGTCCATATCATCAAGGCGGATCAGTTGGTCCGCGTCCGTTCCATCGAATGCCTGTTGCTTGCCCATCGTCTTGCCTGCCTCGCTGAAATAAAGGGGTTTCACGCCGGGACCGAACACGGCGCGGAAGTCGTCGATGATTGACGTGCAGCCGGGGAAGTCGCGGCGGATTTGGTCGCGCCGGCTTTCGTCCTTGCGCACGTTGGCGCGGATCATTTCCACAACATCGGTCATGGCAAGTCCCCCTCGAAACGGCTTAGGAACCGCATGGTTTCGGGAACCCATACGGTCTTGATTTCGCCGCACGGGCCGTGCCTGTTCTTTTCAACGCTGATAATTGCTTCGCTGTCGTCGGCGTTGTCGTCAGCCGTGCCGGGGCGGAACAAGGTCAGGATCTGGTCGGCCTCTTTCTCGATCTCGCTGGAATCGGACAAGTCGCCCATGCCGGGCTGGCGCCCATCCGCCTGCCGTCCGACCTGCGCCAACGAGATCACGGGTATTTCCAGATCGCGCGCCAGGTTCTTGAGTCCGCGCACCACCTCACCCACCCTCTCCGCCTTGTTGGCGCTCTGCCGGGTTTGCGACGCCTCGATGCGCTGCACGTAATCGACAAACAGGGCACGAATGCCGTTTTGCTGCTTCCATTTGCGCGCCATGCGCGACACGTCGGCGATGGTCGGCGAGCTACGGTCGTAGATCATGCAAGTCCGCTCGCACAATTCGCCCACCGCGTTTTCCAGCTTGTGCAGGTCTTGCGGCTCGAACCTTCCGTTACGCATCCGCTCGGCTGGAACATGCGACTTGATCGACATGACGCGGGCGCCTATTTGCTGCGCGGGCTGTTCGGCGGAAATGATCCCGGACGGCAACGCGCAGGCCGTGGCGAAGTTCAGCAGGATGGCCGTTTTCCCCTGCGACGGTCGTGCTCCAATCACGATCAGGTCGGAGTCGTGCCAGCCGCCAAGGATTCGATCCAGATCAACCAGCCCCGATGCAATACCGGGGATACGTCCGCCCAATTCGCGGGCGCGCTCCGCTTCGGCGTAAGCCATCGTCATTGCTTGGCGCAACGTGTATTCGCTGCGCGTCTCGACCTTTTGCAACGCCATCAAGTCCGTGATGCCACGGTCCACCAGTTCGACACCGTTGGACTGCCCGGCATAGGCCGACTCGACCAACTGTGTTGCCTGGTCGATGACTTGCCGCATGACGGACTTCTCGCGGACGATTTGGGCATACGCGATGATGTTGGCCGCGCTCGGGATCGTATTCGCCAGTTCGATGCAGTAGGCCGCGCCCCCCATCATGTCGCCTAGCCCGTTGCTGTCGAACCAGTCGCCCAGCGTCACGGCATCGCAAGGCTGGCCACGCGCAGACAATTCCATGATCGCCCGCCAGATCAGTCGATGATCCTTGCGGTAGAAATCCGCCTCGCTGATTCGGTCGGCGATCTTGTCCAGAGCATCCGGGGCCAACATCAGGCCGCCCAACACCGACTGCTCGGCGTCGATGGAGTGCGGCGGGACGCGGATGCCCAGGTCGCGGGCCTCAGCCATGCGAACGACGGCGTTCACTTCGGCAGCCCGTAGTTGGTGGAGCTGCCTTCGCCGAGTTGCTTGCGGCGCTTCGTCGGCTGCGGCGTGACCGATCCGTTACCCGCCACCCATTCGGCCTTGAAGCCACGCCACCCGCGCTCGCAGCACATCGTCAAGGCGGCAGTCAGCGTCAAGCCGGCCTTTCCAGCCTCTCGGCGGATGCCGTCCATCGCGGTTGTGGTAATCGGAGCGCGGAGTTTCTGGCGCAGCTGCTTGAAGTCGTGAACGACTTGCTCGGGGATGCCATCGAAGAGTTCGCCGTCAGGCGTAGTCTTTTGCTTTTGTTCTTCTCTCTTATCTTCTCTCTTATCTAGTCCGCTTTCATTCCGAGATTTGTCCGCATCGTTTGCGGACAGATTGCGGACAGGTTGCGGACATTTCCGACTGTCCCTTTTGCGCTTTTGATCCTCGGCGCGACGCTTGGCCGACTGGCCGTTATGCTCGTCAAACTCAGGCAGCGTAAGGGTTTCGCGGCCATCGAAGGACAGCCAATCGACCGCAATCATTGCCTCAGCGAAGCCGGGCCAACCGATCACATGATCCAAAAGATCAGGCGTGTAGCCGAACAGAACCCCATCGGTCGAATGAGTGTCGAACACCGACCACGCCGCATGAAGTCCGCCGATTACCCGAAACTTGTCCGTTGCATTCTGGACGTCATGCGGACGCATTGCGGACAAAATGCGGACAACTTTCGGATGCGATTGAAGCTCTGACCGCATCTTGATCCAGTCGCCAGCCATCAGCGCACCCCCATCCGCCGCTCCATCACCGCAACCTCTTCCCGGCTGCGCTGCGCAATGAGCGCTGTCAGGCGGCGCCACGCGTGCACGGCTGCATCACGGTCGCCTGCCTCCATCGCGGCGACGTAGACACGTCCAGCGACGCGCATGGAGGCATGGCGGAACATGGCGCTCACGGCCGCGCCTCCCGCTTTGCATCCTCGTCATTGCGCGCCTGCCGATTGGCCTCGATAGCCTCGCGGCCGAAACGGGCGACGGCTTGCCAGCCTTCGCTCAGCGTGAATTCCAGCGGGTCGTTTTCGCCGTGGTCGGTGATCATGCGGCTGCACTCCTGAGCTGGGCGTTCTCCGCCTCAAGCCTGAAAATTCGTTCTTCGGTGGATTCGGTACGCGGCACGAGATCCATGCCGACGCTATGGGCCAGCCATTGCGACCATCCCCCAGTTGCCAACAGCGTGCGCGAACGACACGGCCAGATCGGCGGGCATGTGCGCGTTGCCGGCGACATGGCTTAGGCCGCCTCTTGCTTGGTTGGCTTGGCGTAGACGTCTGCCCAGCTCACCTTGCCGCCAGTCGCCGCGACGATGCGCCTGGCTACTGCCGGGCGAGGGCTACGCGATCCCAACCGATAGCTGGTAGCCGCTCGCTCCGAGATGCCAAACAGGTCAGAGGCAGCTTTGTCGCCGATAAGTGTGATGTAGTCAGGGAGGTTCATGTCACTAATCGTGCTACTTTCCACGCCCAGATGCAAGCACTATTTGTGCTAGATGTAACCCCATGAAATCACAAGTAAAATTGTTGATCCTCCATGGGTCTCCTTATATGAGAAAGCACGTTGAGATATTGGCCGAGCTGCTCGAAAAGAAGGTGGGCAAGCAAGGAGCCATAGCCAAGGCGCTCGGTTACAAGTCCGCTTCGGCCGTAGGTATGATGTTGCGCGGGGAACGCGGCATGAGCCGGAAGGTGTTACAGGAGGCGCGTATCCCTGCGAATCCTGCGAAATCCGCGAATCAGGGGCGGCAAAGGGCGGCCGATTCGCAAGATTCGCAAGATTCGCAACGCGTGGAAGTTGTAAATCACATTTCGACCCCTGCGGTATCGGCACCGCTGTCACCGCTTGCTGACACCCTGAAACCGTTACGCGCGCACCTGCTGGCGCTGGCGACTGCCGAGGGAGTCGACCCCGCCAACGTTCACCGGCTGCACGATGCCGACCTTGCCGGCTGCAAATGTGCGAGCTGGCCGGAATCACCATTGTCTATCTGGCATCCATCTCGGATGACTTGAAAGTGGCTAAGCGCAAAGAGTCCGTGGAAGCCGCCGCCATCATGGACGACGCCACGCCGGAAGAACTGGCTGTGCTGATGCCACTTCGGCGCGCCTATCGGAAATCGAAAACCGATAGTTAGAATCAATCGATAAAAGCACAAATTGTGCTTGACAGGCTCTATCTGTAGGCACAGACTCTCTCCCAACGAAGCACGATTAGTGCTAGACACAAGCCAACACGGCCAGGGAGAACGACATGCAGACCTACGTCATCGAGTACTTGACCACCAACCGCTACGGCGGCCTGGTCGACAAAGTCGCCTTCGTCCGCGCTGCCAGCGCCGACATTGCTCGCGCCGAGTTCAGCGCCAAGCATCCGCACGTCGCCATCGGCTACGTCGGTGTGGAGGGCTGAGCCATGGCAGGCCTCATGATGATGTCTGTAATGCAGTCGGTCAGTGCCGCCCGTAACGAAGGCGCGATGGATGGCGATTGCGCCGTCACGGTCAAGATCGGCCGCGATGCGCTCTACCTGTCCCGCAAAGAAGCCGCCCAACTCGGCGCGGAGCTGCTGAATGCATCGGGCGCAGTTCCGATGGAGGCGGCGGCATGACCCCGACCCTGCAGCAGATCATCGCCAACTACGGTGCATCCGTGGCCCTGATGCCTTCCGACGTCGCCGCGTACTACCTGTGCTACCGCTGCCACGACGACGCCCGCACGGTGCGAAACATGCGGGAAACGATCATCCCCGCGTTCCGCGCGTCGCCAGTGTTCGGGCAGGCAGAGATTGCCGAGGCGGTAGCCGCGTTCGACGCACGGTTCCCGGTGGAGGTGTCGGCATGAGCGCCCAACCCGTCCCCACCCTCGAACAGCGCCGCGCCCTGGCCGCGTACCTCGCGGACCAGCGTGAGGCCATTCACCACGCCGAGCGCTACGAGCCGACGCACAAGATGGAAATGGACCTGCCCGTGCCGTCCGCGTGGCAGCTGATCCGCGAGGAATATCGCGACAACCCTGCCGCTTTCCTTTTCACTGGCCTGATCTGGCTGATCGTGCTGGGTATCGGGTTGGTGATGCTTGCTGTGCGGCAAGGCTGGGTGTCATGACCGCCCGCACCTTCCGCTGCCGCATCGCCCGGCTTCAAGGCGGTTTCGCTCAATACGTCACGTACATCGGCCCGGTGGATCGCATCCCAGCTGGATGGTCGATTGTGATGCGGCGGGTTGTAGGGAGGGCTTCCGAGCTCACCCGCGTAGGCATTTCGTCATGACCCGCGCGCAAAGCGACTTTCTCCAGAAATTTATTGCTGTTTGCCCGTCCGGGTGTTGGGAGTGGCAAGGATCGCTTGATCGTTATGGATATGGGCGCCTGAAAATTGAGGGTAAGTATGTTCGCGCGCACCGATTCGCATACGAGATTTTTCGCGGCGAAGTAGGCCCGCTGATGGATCATCTTTGCCGCAATAGGAAGTGTGTAAACCCTGAGCATCTTGAGTCCGTAACTCACGCTGAAAACGTCATTCGCGGCAACAGCTTTAGTGCATTGAACGCGCGCAAAACACATTGCGTAAGAGGGCATGCTTTCGACGAACAGAACACCAGCCTTCGTTCCGGGAGGCGAGTCTGCAGGAAATGTGACGACATACGACACAGGAAATGCAGGATGCGAAAAGCCGAGGCTTTGCGCCTGGCCACTCGAAACTTTAGCGCCGCAACCTCCATCACCTCCGCAACGGGAGAAAACGTATGAACGCCCTCCCCATCCTAACCGGCCCCGGTGATAGCTACGACTGGCGCCACGACGAACTGGCGGCGCGAGACAAGCGAATCGACGCCGCCGCAAAGGTCATCGACGCAGATACGGATCGCGTGATCGAACTGTTCCTGGACGAGGCCATCCACTTGCAGCGCGACGGCAAGGGCAACGGCCACATCGAAATGATTGCCGCAGCCGTAGCCGCAATGAACGCATGGCCCGCTATCGAAAAGCTGGGCAATCAGCCGCTGACCCTGGACGAACAAAAGACGCTTCCCGCACTGTTCCGGGCCATCCGCCCGCTGATTGATGAGCGTGCCGTGCTGGTTCGCCAAGCGGCGGAGTTGGAAGCATGAAGCCCTGGCCCACATTCCGCCACGTCATCACCGTTCTGCTGCTGATCGACGCAGGCATATGCGGCCTTGTCTGGGCTGCGCTGAAATTCGCGAATTAAGGAGTGCCGAGTGATCCAGATTCTTTCCATCGTCGCCGGGATTCCGGCTAACGATCCAGATTACACGCCTCCGGCAGTGAGTGCCGCAGCGTGAACGTCATTCGAAAAATCCGCCTAAAAGTAAAGCCAGAGTCAAGCTGTTGGGCCAGCTATGCAGAGGTGTGCGTGATGAGTGACGTAGTTGAGTTTGTCGAGTTTCCGAAAATGCCGCGCCTGTCGCGGGAGATCATCGTCACTGAAAAGATCGACGGCACGAACGCGCAAATATTCATTGGCGAGAACGGCGAGTTTCTGACCGGCAGCCGTACCCGCTGGATCACGCCCGAATCTGACAACTTCGGCTTCTCCGCATGGGCACACGATCACAAGGACGAGCTGTTGCAGCTTGGGCCTGGTCGCCACTTCGGGGAATGGTGGGGAGCTGGCATACAGCGGCGCTACGGGCTCACCGAAAAGCGCTTTTCCCTGTTCGACACGGACAGGTGGAGTGACGGCGGCCTGCCGGAATGCTGCCTTGTTGTGCCGACGCTTTATCGCGGCCCGTTCAGTACCGAAGAAATCGACAAGTGTCTCGCTGACCTCGCCGAAAACGGCAGCTACGCCGCGCCCGGATTCAGTGACCCCGAGGGCATTGTGGTGTTCCACCTCGCCGGACGCGTCGGATTCAAAAAGACGATCAAGAAAGACGACGTGCCGAAAAGCATGGCGGCATAACCCCTACGCCAGCCAACGCTAAACGGCTGGCAGATGTTCGATTTATGGCAGTGAATGCGCAGGCTGATGCGCTGGCCGCAGAGAGCGGGAGAAGTAGGCAGCGTCACCGAAAGCACCGGTCGAAATGAAGGCTCCTGACTGACGCATTGAGCCGACTGGGATACCCCCGCCAAGCCGGAGATCAGCACCGGCCACTGCCACCCATTCCAAAGCGCGCCGGTCGCTATACCGGCAAGGAATTGAGATGACCAACGTTGCACGAGTTGAGCAGCACCAGGAGCTGGCCGCACCAGCGGATGTGTCGCCCATGTTCGCGATGATCGAGCGCGCCGCGCGTGATCCATCCGTGGATATCGACAAGCTGGAACGGTTGATGCAGATGAAAAAGGACGCGGATGCGCTGGCCGCTCGCGCCGCGTTCGATGCGTCGATGGCTGACCTTCAGCCCGAGTTGCCGACGATCGGTGAGCGCGGGAATGCAGCTGGACGCTACACCTACGCGCTATGGGAGGACATCAATGCGGCGATCAAGCCGGTGCTGATGCGCCACGGCTTTGCCCTCACATTCCGAACTGACTTCACAGGCGGAATCAGCATCACGGGCGTCCTGTCGCATCGTGCCGGGCATCGCGAAGAGACGACGATCACGCTTCCCGCCGATCCATCCGGCAACAAGAACGCGGTACAGGCTGTCGCTTCCAGCGTCAGCTACGGCAAGCGGTACACCGCCGGTGCGCTGCTGAACCTGACCAGCCATGGCGAGGATGACGACGCGTTCATGGCCGCTGGCGAGGCCGATGCCGCCGCCGACTGGTATGCCGCGATTGACTCCGCTGCCGACATGGCTGCATTGCAGGGACTTGCAAACGAACTCAAGAGCGCTGGCCTCAAGGGCGCCGCCTTGCGCAACGTCCGTGCGGCATGGGCGAAGCGCAGCAAGGAGGTTGCCCAGTGAAGGCTAACGAAGCGCAGGAATCCGCCGAGTGGATGGTGTCGCGTGCCGGCAACTTCACTGCCTCACGCAGCGCCGACTTGATGGCAAAGACGCGCAGCGGCCCCAGCACAAGCCGCGCAAACCTGCTGACTCTGTTGGCCGTGGAGCGCCTTACCGGCGAATGCGTGCAGACGTACCAGAACGGCGCGATGGCACGCGGCATCGAATTGGAAGCCGAGGCGCGCGATGCCTATGCCTTCGAGCGCGGCGTGGTGGTCGAGGAATGCGGATATGTGGCCGCTGCTGGCCTGCCCCATACCGGATGCAGCCCTGATGGGCTGATCGGCGCCGATGGACTGCTGGAAATCAAGTGCCCAGCGTCGATGCAGAAGCACCTGGATGCGCTGCGCACCGGGGCCCATGCCGTCGAGTACCGCTGGCAGTTGCAGCACCAAATGATGGTTACGGGGCGCGCATGGGTCGATGCGTGCAGCTATGACCCCCGATTCCCGGATGGCCTGCAACTCGCCGTGACACGCGTTCAGCGCGACGAAGCGGCCATTGACGAACTGCGCAAGGAAATCGAAAAGGCCGACGCGGAAGTGATCGCGATGGTGGACGAACTCAACAACATGCAGAAGGCA